TCTAACAAAAAACGCTGCAATACGCGCATATATAGGGGGGGTTAGGAGAATCTTCAATTTATGGCGGAAAAAAAGAACACAATTCCGGGAAATTCGGAAATATTGACAGAACAGAACGTGAAAAAAGAATATAACGCCCTGCGGCGGATGTTCCGATCGGTCAAAGACGACGATCCGGACAAGATGAAACTTCTGGAACGGATTATCGAGGAAGTCGCGTTCCAGAAAGTCGCTATGAAAGCAGCGCGGGCGGATATGATTATCCACGGACTGCAGACGACGACGAAAAACGCGTCACAGAAATTCGTAAAAGAGAATCCCGCCGTCCAGACATACGACAAATACGCCCGGTCGTATGCGTCCAACATGAAAACATTGATCGATATGCTTCCGCCGAAACAGAAAAAAGAGGTTTCGCGGGTTATGCAGCTTCGGGGGGATATGTAAAGCATGAAAAGACGGACGACGGCAGCAGGGGCGGAACCACGCCCGCCGATAGCGGACAATTATATATTCCGGTATTACGACGCGATCCGGCGGATAAAGCGAGGGGAAAAGGTCGAGGGCGTCCGGGCAGCAGGACAATTCATTCACGACATATTCCGGATCCTGACGGACGGGATCAAGTCGGGGGAATACCTTTTCGACGCCCGGAAAGCGGAAAAGGCGATCCGGTTCATAGAAAATTTTTGTCATCATTCCGAGGGGCGGGCGGATCTGTTAAAACTGGAACTATGGCAGAAAGCGGCCGTTTCCACGATATTCGGGATCATGGATCCGGATCGCCCGGACTGTCGAATGTTCCGGGAAGTCCTGTTAATCGTCGCCCGGAAAAACGGTAAAACATTACTGGCGGCGGCGATCATGGCATACATGGCGTATATCGACGGGGAATATGGCGCGAAGTTATATTGCCTTGCGCCGAAACTGGATCAGGCGGAATTATGTTTCGACGCCTTTTATCAGATAGTCCAGTCGGACGACGAACTGAACAACATCACGAAAAAGCGGCGGACGGATATTTATATTCAGGATTTCAACACGTCAGTTAAAAAGATCGCCTTTAATTCCAAAAAGTCCGACGGATTTAACGTCTATTTCTGTCTGAACGACGAGATCGAAGCGTGGCGCGGCGATTCTGGATTGAAACAGTACGAAGTCATTTCATCCGCCACGGGCAGCAGGGCGCAGCCGCTTATAATGTCAACCGGGACGGCGGGTTATGAGAACGAAGGAATTTATGACGAACTGATCCGGCGGGCGACGGCGTTCCTAAAAGGGCGGAAAATCGGGAAAGAAAAAGAAAAGCGGCTGCTGCCGTTCCTGTTCATCATCGACGACGTGGAAAAGTGGGACACGCGCGAGGAAATCGAAAAATCAAACCCGAATCTGGACGTTTCCGTGTCATGGGAGTATTACCGGGAACAGATCGCGATCGCACATTCGAGCCTATCGAAAAAAGCGGAGTTTTTAACAAAGTTCTGCAACATCAAACAAAATTCGTCGGTCGCGTGGCTTGATTTTCAGGACGTGGAGCGGGCAGCGGCAAAGGACGCGGACGGGATCCCGGCGTCGTTATCGCTTGAAAGTTTCCGGGGGTGCTATTGTGTCGGCGGAATCGATCTGTCACGGACGACGGATTTAACGGCGGCGGCGGTCGTCATCGAGCGGGACGGCGTGGATTATTGTATCGTTCAGTTTTTCATGCCGCAGGAACGCTATAAACAGGCAATCGACGAAGAGGGCGTCCCGTATAACATCTTCAGGGAACGCGGGTTCCTGACGTTATCAGGGGATCATGTCGTCGATTATCACGACGTTTTCAAGTGGTTTTTCGATCTGGTAAAGGTTTATAAAATAAAGCCGCTGAAGGTCGGTTATGACAGATATTCGGCGCAGTATCTGGTTCAGGACATGAAAGACGCCGGGTTCCATATGGACGACGTATATCAGGGAACGAACCTGACGCCGATCCTGATCGAGTTCGAGGGGAAATTAAAAGACGGGCGGATCATCATCGGGGACAACGGGCTTCTGCAGTCGCACCTGTTGAACGTCGCCGTGGATATCAGTCTGAACGATTCCCGGATGAAGCCCGTCAAGATAGACAGGCGGTCACATATCGACGGATCCGTCGCCGTGTTCGACGCGTTCACGGTCAAAATGAAATACTATAACGAGATCGGGCGATTACTGGAAAATCGCGGAAAATGATCCCCGGCAGCGCGACGAAAATTTCGTCATTCTGTCGGGGTTTCGTTTTGTATGATAAGGCAAGATAGAAAAATTACGCGAAAGAAAGGGGGCGGAATCCGTGGGACTGATTCGGGATTTAATCAACCTGCGCCGCGCGAAATATTCGCCGTTTTTCGCCCTGCGGGGCGATTATCAGGCGAACGGGAATCTGGCTGATTCTGATATCGTCGGAGCGATAGCGAACGCGATCGCGTCCAACGTGGGAAAGCTGCAACCGCAGATCGTCCGCCGAACGGATGACGGACTGTCCGTCAGAAACGATTATTTGTCCCGGATCCTGTCGCTTCGATGGTCGCCGGAACTGGACACATATTCCGCATTATACCGCATGGCGTCCGATCTGGTTTATCATTCTAACGCCTACGCGGTTATATTCTACACGCCGGACTTCCTGCGGGTTCAGTCGATCACCCCGGTCACGGCGTCAAACGTCCAGATATGGGAGGGCGAAAACGGCGTCCTTCTGTTCCGGTTTAGATGGGATTACGACGGAAAGTTCTACACGCTGCCGTATCAGAACGTGATCCATATCCGCAGCCGTTTTGACCGGAAGCGTTTCATGGGAACCGCGCCGGACGGACAGTTGAAGAATACGCTTGAACTGATCGACACAACCGGGGAAGCGTTGCGGGCGGCGGTCAGGAATTCGGCGAACTTAAAGGGCTATTTGAAATATAACAATTTCATTGACGACGACGAACTGAAACAGAAAGTCAAGGATTTTCAGGACGCATATATGTCGGCGTCGAACGACGGCGGGATCGCCGGACTGGATAATTCAATGGATTTCCACGAAATCAGTCAAAAGACGCCGAATATTCCAGTCCTGCAGTCGCAGTATTTCAGGGATAACGTATATCGGTATTATGGCGTAAACGAAAAGATATTGACGTCCACATTCACAGAAGCGGAATGGAATTCGTTCTATGAAAACGTCATCGAACCGATATCGATCCAGTTATCGCTTGAATTCACGTTCAAATTATTGTCGGAGCGGGAGCGGGGCTTCGGAAACAAGATCATTTTTACCGCGAACCGCCTACAATACGCGACGCTTCAAACACGGATGACGATCGGCGGCGGATTATTTGACCGCGGGATCATTACGATAAACGAATTCCGGGAACTTATGTATTACGAACCGATCGAGGGCGGCGACGTGCGGATGATAAGTCTAAATTATGTCAAAACCGGGGATCAATCGCTTTATCAGGTAGGAAAGGACGACGGCGGAGAGAACGGCGACGGCGGGCAGCAGGAGCCGGAACAGATACCGGAAAACAGGATCCGGCAGTCGGCGGTTTATTTCCTGAAAACAGAGAGAAAAGGGGGCGGGCAAAATGCCGAAAAAGAAAATATTTAACTGTTTCGAGGTAAAGAACGAAACGGCGACGTCGGCGGATCTGTATTTTTACGGCGATATCGTTTCGGACTGGTGGGGCGCATGGCAGGAAGAAGATCAGTACCCGGAAGCGATCAAGAATTTTCTGTCCGGGCAGCAGGGAAAAAGCCTGAATATTTATATCAATTCCGGGGGCGGTTCCGTATTCGCCGGAATCGCTATTTACAACATGATCCGGCGTTTCGCTGAAACGAACGACGTTTCCGTCACGGTGGACGGACTGGCGGGATCGATCGCGTCCGTGATCGCGTTCGCCGGAAACACGCCGCCGAAAATCCCGTCGAACGCGTTCCTGATGATTCATAATCCGTTCGCGCTTGTCGAGGGAAACGCGGCGGATCTGCGCAAGATGGCGGACGATCTGGACGTTATCGCGGGCGGGATCCTGAACGTGTATATGGAACACGTCAAAGAGGGAGTGACAGAGGATCAGATTCGCGCCCTGATGGACGCGGAAACATGGTTAAACGGTCGGGACGCGGCGGAGTATTTCGACGTCGAAACGACGGAAAGCGTCGCCGAAATCGCGGCGGCGTCTGGCGGCTATATCGCAAGGGCTAAGAATATGCCGAAGGATATTGCCATCCAGTGGGCGGCGGGAGCCGCCCGGAACAAAACAACGTCTGATAGTCAGGACGCGCGGTCGGCGGTACTGAATCAGAATAAAAAGCGCGACGAAATCGCGCGGATCATCATTAACAGTTTGTGAAAGGAGATCACGAAATGAAACATGAAGAACTTATCAAAGCGACGAAGGATCAGTTGAACGCGCGTCTGAAAGAGATCGGCACGGCGGCAAAGACGGCAGAGGGCGACGCACTGGACGCGCTTCTGACCGAAGCGCAGGATATCCGGGACATTCTGGATCAGGCGAAAAAGAGGGAGCAGCTTCAGGGCTTCGCCGATAGCGCGGAGGATCCGCAGCCGGGAGCGGGAGAAAAAGACGACAAGGCGGACAAAGACGTGAAGGCGTTTGATAAGCGCGGCGGCGCACTGAAAGCGGGCGCGGGCGTTAAGTTTTCCGCCCGTATCGCGACGCCGAGCGTCCGGGCTTCCCTGTCTGTCACACAGACCGCGCCCGTGGTTCATACCGCGCCGGATCTGAACCAGACGACGAACCCGGTTTCCGCCCTGATCGATATGGTCAAGGTCGTTCCGCTGAACGGCGGCGAAACATACGAACGCGGGTATGTGAAGGATTACGGCGCGGATGGAGCCGGGGAAACAGAGGAAGGCGGCGCATATAACGACGTCGAACCGAAGTTCGGGTATGTCACGATCGAGAAACAGAAGGTCACGGCATACACCGAGGAACCGGAGGAAATGCAGAAACTTCCGAACGCGGATTATGATACCGTCGTCGAGGGAAGCGTCAGCAAGGCGATCCGGCGTTATCTGTCCCGTCAGATCCTGATCGGCGACGGTTCCACGTCGAAACTGAAGGGGATTTTCCATAATCCGGTAGCGGAAAAGGATCAGGTTATCGATCCGAAAACCGATATCACGACGATTGAAGCAATCGACGACGGAACACTGGATGAAATCATCTATTCCTTCGGCGGCGACGAGGAAGTCGAGGGCGTGGCGACGCTGATCCTGAATAAGCAGGACTTGAAAGCGTTCGCAAAGCTGCGCGACAAGCAGGGACGGAAAGTTTACACGATTGTAAACCGGGGGCAGACCGGGACGATCGACGGCGTTCCGTTCGTCATCAATTCCGCGTGTAAGGCGATCAGCAACCCGGACACGGCGGCGGATTCCTACGAAATGGCGTATGGATATCTGCAGAACTATGAACTGGCAATCTTTTCCGATATCGACGTCAGACGTTCCGACGACTACAAGTTCAAGAACGGACAGACGGCGTTTCGGGCGTCCATGTTCGCGGGCGGTTCCGTGGCAGCTTATAACGGCTTTATCCGTGTAAAAAAAAGACAGAATAAACCCTGAAACGGCTTCGACGATTGACAGGGATTCCACGCAATACGGGAAACAGGTTTCCGAACTGATGAACGAGGATGTGAAAATCCTTCCGGGCGGTCATGTTGTGGGAACTTTCCCGTATGTGCAGGAATTTACAAAGTTCAGCGGGACAAAGGCAGAACAGGAAGGAAATTATTTCTGCCTGAAGTTGGGGAGCGATTACGCCGGAAAGGAAATAACCGTCCAGAGAACGAGCGGATCCGGCGGAAAGTCGAAGAAATCGTCTGATCTGGAATGGGTTCTGCGCCTGACGGACGGAAAAGACACGGTTTATAAAATCACGGCTGATTCCGTCCCGGATCTGGTGATTGATTTCGCGGGCGCAACGCTGAACGCGAAGCAGTAAGGAAAGGCAGGGGCTAAACAATGACGATCGAAGAACTGTATAAAGCGGCGCGGCTTCGCGTCAGAAAGGCAGTCGCCGACGATCTGGATCAGGACGTCCGGCGCGTTGCCGATACCGCGATCGCGGACTTAAAGCGGATCGGAGTTTCCGACAGTTGGTTATCTGAACCGTCGGATCCGCTGATCGTCGAAGCCGTCCTGTCGTATGTAAAGGCAAATTATTCCATTGACACGAACGCATATCCGATATTATCGGGAATTTACGACATGAACATAACAAAGATCAAGGGCGACAGTAAATATTTTTCTGCCGCCCCGGATCCGGTCAAGACAGGGGGCGCGGACGGATGACGGAATGTCAGATCACATTGATTCATCCGGGAGAAAAAGCGGATGACGACGAAAAGACGGTCGTTTTCGCAGAGGTTTACCCGATCGGGCGGGACGAATTTCAGTCGGCGGGCGTGAATGGGTACAAAGCAGAAAACCAGTTCGTAATATGGGCGGAGGAATACGACAGGCAGCCGGAACTTATATTCGGCGGGCGGCGTCTGACAATCTATCGGACGTATGGCGTCAGATCCGACGGCAAGATCGAACTGTACGCGGCGGAGCGCGTGGGAAATTATGATCATTAATGTAAAGCCGGAACAACTGGACGAAGCGATCCGGGAACAACTGGAATCGTATAGCGAGGAAATCCGGCAAAACCTGAATAAAAATCTAAAAGAGGTCGCCGACAAGACGGCGGAAACGCTGAAAAAAGGCGGACCTTATCAGGAGCGGACGGGAAAATATACGCCGGATTGGATCGTTACGGCGCAGAAAACGTCGGCGGCGCAGAGCGAACAGTATTCCGTCCATAACAGAAAACACTATCAACTGACGCACCTTCTGGAAAAGGGACACGTCACGCGATCCGGCAGCAGGACGCGGGCATTTCAACATATTTTACCCGCTGAACAGGCGGCGCAGGAAATGACGGTCGAAGCGGTCGAAAAGGCGGTCAGGGACGCGAACGGGGGTATGTGATGGGAAAATATGAACAGGTTATCGAGCGGGCGCGGAAGTTCGGGCTTCCGGTCGCGGAATATGAGTTCAGGGACACGAAAAAAAGTCCCGTCCCGGATCCGCCGTTCCTGATCTATTTCTGTTCAGAGGATCAGAACACGACGGACGCGGAGAACGTCAAGATCCGGCAGATAAACGGATCAATCGAACTTTATACCGCAAGGACGCCGGATCACGATCTGGAACGTCGTATCGAACGGGATATCCTGTTCGATATTGATTTCCACAAAACAACCGCCCCGATCCAGTCGGAAAATATGTATCAAACGGCGTATGACTTTACAGTCACACAGAAATTAAAAATCAAGTAGGAGGGAAAGACAATGAATAAAGCACCTGAAAGAATCATTTTAGGATCCGGTTATATTCATCTGGCGACGTTCAGAAAAGGACAGCAGATCCCGGATCCGGAAAAGTTCTGCACAGACGAAAACCGTTATTCGTATATCAAAAACGGCGCGACGCTTGAATATACGAATGAGGTTCAGGAAGTGACGGACGACATGGGGAAAGTGTCAAAGACGATTATCACATCCGAAGCCGTATCGCTGAAGGCGGGGCTGATGACGTTAATCGGCGACACGATCGAAAAATTATGCGATACCGCCCGCGTCGCGGTTTCGGAAGATGGAAAGTATCGCCGGACAAAGATCGGCGGCGTCGGGAACAGAAAGGGCGCGAAATACGTTATCTGTTTCCACCATGTAGATCCGGAAGATGGCGATATATGGGTTATGATCGTCGGGCAGAATCAGGCGGGCTTCACGCTGTCGTTCGCGCCGTCAGACGCAACCGTCGTTGATGCTGAATTTAAGGCTATGCCGAATCTGGACGACGAAGGGACGCTTGTTAATTACGTCGAAGAAATCCTGTCTGACGAACCGGATCCGGGCGAACAGGTTATCGCGCCGTCGGTCGCGACTGTCCCGGTAGACGCCACGCCGACGGGTTACGGTAAGACGGCGGCGAAGATCATGGGATCCGACGTCAAACTGTTAGAGGGCGGACACGTTGTCGGGACGTTCCCGTATGTCGGAGATTTTACCGGATTTTCCGGTAACGCCGACGAACAGAAGGGAAATTTCTTTTTCCTGAAGTTGGGTAGCGATTACACCGGAAAGGACGTAACCGTCCAGAGAACGAGCGGATCCGGCGGCAAGTCGAAGAAATCGTCCGATCTGGATTGGGTTCTGCGCCTGACAGACGGACGCGACACGGTTTATAAAATCACGGCTGATTCCGTCCCGGAACTGACGATCGATTTCGCGGGCGCGACGGTTAATTCCGACGTATAAGCTACAAAGGCAGCAGGACAAAGAAAGGCAAAGACAAAAGATCCGGCGGTCGGGAACTGAATAACGCCCGCCGCCGGATATTTTCATTCAGGAAAAGAAAGGAAAGGATCGGATCATGGCAAATTTATCTTTTGATTTCAACAAAATTAAACGGACATATTTCAACGTAAAACTGAAGGACGGAACCGTCCTGCAGGTCAAAATGCCGACAAAAAACACATTCGGAAAGGTTCAGGTGTTGAACCGTCTGCAGGAAGATGAAAACGCGGACGTCGCCGACGTCATGGACACGATGGCGGCGGTCATGGCGGACTGTCTGTCTAATAACCTGAACGGGGTTAAGATCCCGGCGGAACAGATCGCCGCAGAATATGACATTGAGGAAATGACGGCGTTTATCGGGGAATATTACGAAAAATTCGTCGGCGGAATCCAGAACAACCCAAATTAACAATCCCGTTCTATCCGGGGCATACGGAAAACGAAAAGGACAAGTTATTTTATACGCCGGATAGCGCGGGGGAACATATGGTCGCCGAATATACCGGACTGAACATCCGGGAGATCGGCGAAATGGATCTTGACGAATATATGTATTATTTCCGGGACGCCTTTATCCATAGCATGAACCAGACAGAGGACGGGCGGAAATATTTAGAAAACGCCTATTATTACAAGCAAACAAAGCCGGATCGGGCGCGTCTGCGGGCGAAATTCGGCAAAAAGAAATAGAAAAGGGGCGAGAACGTGGCGAATAAAATTCGGGGAATCACAATCGAGATCGGCGGGAATACGACGACACTTGATAAGGCGTTAAAACAATCGAATAAAGAAGCGGGTTCCCTGAAGGCGGAACTGAAAGAAGTCAATAAATCACTGAAACTGGATCCGAAAAACGTCGATTTACTGGCGCAGAAACAGAAAATTCTAACGGAATCCATTTCGGCGACGAATGAAAAACTGAAAATCTTAAAGGACGCCGAGGAACAGGCGAAAGCCGCGTTTGAACGGGGAGAATTACCAGAAGAAAAATACCGCGCCCTTCAAAGAGAGGTCGCAAACACCGAAGCGGAACTTCGGAATCTGGAATCGCAGCTTGAAAAAGAGAAAACGGCGTTTGAAAAGGTCGGCGCGGCGGTTTCTGACGCAGGGGACAAGCTGTCGAAAGCCGGGGAAAAGATAACAAAAGTCGGGGACGGTATGCAGTCCGCCGGGAAAGCGTTAGCACCAGTAACGGCAGCGATAACGGGCGTCGGCGTGGCGTCCGTCGCCGCCGCGAAAGATCTTGATAACGGATATGACACGATCATAACCAAAACGGGCGCAACCGGGGAAGCACTGGACGGACTGACGGAACAGATGGATCGCGTTTTCGCGAATATCCCGACGGACGCGGAAGCAGCGGGGACGGCGATCGGGGAAGTCAATACCCGTTTCGGACTGACCGGGGACGCGTTGGGCGATCTGTCGCAACAGTTTATAGAATTCGCGGAAATCAACGGAACCGATCTGAATAATTCGATCGATTCCGTGGATTCCATTATGACGAAATTCGGCGTCGATACATCCGAAACGGGTAAAGTTTTGGGATTGATGACGAAAGCCGGACAGGACACGGGAATATCCATGGACGATCTTTATCGTTCACTGGAAACGAACGGCGCGACGCTGAAGGAAATGGGGTTAGGTTTAACCGAATCCGTGAACCTGTTAGCACAATTTGAATCTTCGGGCGTGGATTCCGCGACGGCATTAGCAGCACTTAAAAAGGCGCAGCAGAACGCCACGGCGGAGGGCAAGACGTTAGATCAGGCGTTGAACGAACAGATCACGGCAATAAAAGGGGCGTCAACGGAAACGGAAGCCCTGCAGATCGCCACGGAACTATTCGGCAAAAAAGGCGCGGTTGAAATGACACAGGCGATCCGGGAAGGGCGTTTTTCGATCGACGATCTGTCCGGTTCCCTGAACGACTACGCGTCCACGGTGGAAGATACATATAACCAGACTTTAGATCCGTGGGATCAGCTTAAAACGGCAACTAACAATTTGAAATTATCCGGGGCGGAACTGGCGTCCACGTTTTTAACCATGCTGCAGCCGACGATCGATAAGGTCGTCCAGAAAGTGAAAGATTTCACGACATGGTTTAAGAATCTGGATGACAAACACAAACAGTTAATCGTCCGCGTGGCGGCGGTCGTGGCGGCATTGTCGCCCGCCCTGTTAATTGGTGGGAAAATTATATCGACGGTCGGAAAACTGACGTCCGGGATCGGCGGCGTAATAACAAAGGTCGGCGGGCTGATCTCAAAGATGGGCGGACTTCCGGGCGTTATTTCGGCGGTGGCGTCCCCGGTCGGGATCGTCGTCGCCGCGATCGCGGCACTGGCGGCGGGGTTCGTCTATCTGTATAAAACAAATGACGAATTCCGGGAAAAAGTGAACGCGGCGATCGAAAAGGTCAAAACGGCGTTTTCGGGCATGGTCGAAAAGGTCAAGCCGCTTCTGGACAAGCTGAAAGAAGCATTTCAAAATTTGATGACCGCCCTGCAGCCTGTTTTTGAATTCCTGATGACGTCCGTTCTGGCGGTCGTGAATGGGATAATAAACGCGGTCGCGCCGATTATTTCGGCGATAACGAACGTCGTCGATTTTATCACGAATATTATTTCGGCGTTCGTGGCGTTATTTACTGGCGATATAGACGGATTTTTGTCATATATTCAAGCCGCGCTTCAGAACGTGATCGATTTCGTGAAAAATATCGTGACTGCGATCGTGGATTTCGTGATCGGATTTTTCGAGGGTTTCGGCGTCGATATCAAACAGATTTTTTCCGATATCTGGAACGGGATCGTTTCAATATTTACGGGCGTCGGACAGTGGTTTTCGGACAGGTTCACGGAAGCATATACCGCCGTCACGACGATATTTTCCGGGATCGGACAGTGGTTTTCCGATAGATGGACGGACATTAAAAACGCCCTGTCCGCCGTCGGGACGTGGTTTCAGACACAATTTCAGACGGCATATACCAACGTCACGAACGCGTTTAAGGCTATCGGACAGTGGTTTTCTGCCCGGTGGACGGATATCAAAAACGCCCTGTCCGCCGTCGGGACGTGGTTTCAAACCATGTTCCAGACGGCATATACCAATGTCACGAACGCGTTTAAGGCTATCGGACAATGGTTTTCCGCCCGGTGGACGGATATCAAAAACGCCCTGTCTGCGGTCG